TAAGCTTGCTTATGTGTACTGTCTGCATAACTTGCACTCCTGTTTAAACTACGACAACACCAATATTCTCTAATTTATAACCTAGCTTGTCAACCTCCTTCGCTAACGCTTTAACAAGTCTTTCCTGCTCTGCTTCTGTTAATTCTTTATCATCAAACTTATCTAGAGTAATTGTGCCTTTTTGTAGTTGCCATACATAAGTTGAGACAAGATTATATATCTCACGTTGAGCCATTTCTGTATACTTCATGTCTGTTGCTCCACCATATACAAAAGTTGTATATTCCATGTCTATTGATCCGTTTTAACTAATTGAACGTTCTTTATAAATTAGTCATCAAGAGTTGTCAAGGGTTTTCTTTGTACAAAGTCTACGTAATGCTTTCTCTACATAACTTTTTGTATACATCAAAGATTCTGATCTATAGTTGCATTCATTACAAGTAAACTTTACAGTCTTGCTGCTAATGATAATGTGACTTAAAGTCTTTTTATCATTCATAAAAGTAAAATCACGCGCTTTCGATGCTGGAATGTACGATTGACAAAATTTACAGTTGACAAAAAATACATGCTCTGGGCTAGTCATCGTTGACAAAATCCTTCCTGAGTTGACAAAAGTTTATTCTTTATCTGTTGACAAAGACTCTAACTCCTCAAGGCGCTCTTCTATTTTATATTTCTCATATCTGTCTATCACTGACGAAATAATGGATGCGCCAGTTGTAAGTACCATACATCCCGATGATAAAAGAATTATCATTGACAAAACAACTAATAGAATACAATGACGTTTAGCCATTATCTTCACTTTCTATTCCCCACTCTACATAAGTTCTGATTACTTCGGACACACTGACACCTTCAAGCTCTGCTTTGCTTGCAATATGGTCAAACGTGTCTTGTTCAAAACCACATATTATTCTACGCAGTCTACGTTTACCTTCTATATGTCCCTTTGCCACATCAGTTCTCCACGGTAAAGGTAAATTCAACCGCTGGACCTTGTTGTACAAAGTCCACAAGTTCCTTCTGTTCTTTTGTAAGAACATCAATAACGACCCACATTTCTGGATCATGTCCATTATCACTTTCTCGTAGCCACTCCTCAAAGTCTGCATCGTACCAAGAAAGGGCATGTTTTTGCCACACATTAAACATACCATCTGCACGTTCTTTGATTTCTGTTGTAACACCATTGACGATCATTTGTACTTCCTTTCTCTGTACAGATTAAGATAAAATCTTTGTTTACGATATAGATAGCTATCTAGTCTTGATACCTTTCTGCCCACAAACAGATAAAAGCGGTATAGGGAAAAATAATAGTTAATCAACATAATTAACTCCAGTTGACAAATCGATCCCATAGGGTATACTAGCCTACAAGTTCTTGTCAACCAAAAAAAACAGTTGGAAAAACAATGGGTTATCGAAGAGTGCAAAAAGACTTGCAGCGCCAAAAGAAAAGACGTAATCTTTCGGCGGCAAGCCTGTCTGATCCTATGTTTCGTAAGCGTGTTGTGGAATCAAAGAAGATAAAACATAAACGTAGACGATTGACAAAAGATCAGATTGACAAAATCTATAATGAGACCGAACAGGAAACGTGATATGAATATCTTCTATCTAGACAAAGACCCTGTACGTGCTGCTGAATATCATTGTGATAAACACGTTGTAAAAATGATACTAGAGTCAGCACAGATGTTATGTACAGCGCACAGACTTCTTAGTGGTGAAGATTATTCCAGTGATAGAGGTTTGTATAAACTTGCATATAAAAACCATCCTAGCACAAAATGGGCTAGAGAATCGTATGTGCAATATAGATGGTTATATAATCTGTATGAAAAGCTGTTAACAGAATACACAAAAAGGTACGGTAAAATACATGCATGTGAAAGACTACGTGCAGAGTTAGAACTGTGTCCTACAGACATAGAAACTAAACCCTTTACAGAACCACCTCAATGTATGCCTGATGAATACAAAATAAAAGGTAATTCCGTGATGGCGTATCGTCATTACTACAGAGGAGAAAAAGCAGACTTTGCAAAATGGCAATATTCTGAAGCTCCGTGGTGGTGGGAAAACCCTAACGAGTTGGTGATATGATAAAAAAAACAATGACAGCGATTGCTGCTGTATTAAGTATAAACTCTACAGCTTATGCAGAAGAGACTGATGAATTAAGTTGTCTTGTAGAAGCTGTATACCATGAGGCTCGTTCTGAGTCTTTTATAGGTCAGCTATCTGTAGCCAATGTAATCCTAGAACGTGTAAATCTTGAATACTTTCCTGACACTATATGTAAAGTTGTACACTCGGGAAAAAGATGGAAAGGAAAAATGATAAAACATAAATGTGCATTTAGCTATTATTGTGATGGTAAGAAAGAATGGAACTCTGTGGATAAAAAAGCATTAAACACAGCTTTTGACGTAGCTTCTTTAGCTATGAAAGGAGTGGTGGTTTTGTCTACACTAGGAGCCACACACTACCATGCAAGCTATGTAAGTCCAAAGTGGCTCTTTGAAATGAAAAAGATTGAACAGATAGGTACGCACATATTCTATATGGACATGAGGTAACAATGAAACTATACACAAGCGATGCAGACTTTGAATCTCTACACATTGCTGTAGATCAAGCACGTAAAAACGCAAAAGCGGTAAAAGTAACTAGACAGGCGCTTATGAATATGCTTATGGATCATGCAAACTTTATTGGTAAAATAAAATCATCTGGTGAAACTGTGGAGTACCCTCAAAATGAGTGAAGACTTTGTTACTATGAATATTACTTCTAAAATGAGAGACAGTGCATCTGATAAATCAAAAGAATTAGGTGTGCTTAAACACTCTATAGCAAAAGGTAAAGGTAATATGTATGGCTTCTTAGGTGAAGCTATGTTTAAAAAATATGCTTCTCCATTTTATGAAGTAGACGTACACAACACGTACGATTATGATTTTGTAGTTGACAAAAATATACGTATCGACGTTAAAACAAAGTCTACAAGTGTTACGCCAAAAGGTGAGTATGATTGTACCATTGCTGCATATAACACAAAACAAAAGTGCGATGCTTATGTATTTTGTAGAGTTTTACACAGCTTTGACAAAGGTTTTATACTTGGCGGTGTGGGTAAAGAACAATTCTTTGATACAGCTAAGTTTTGGAAGAAGGGAACCATAGACCCCACAAACGGATATCAGGTAAAAGCAGATTGTTATAATATAAAAATAAATGAACTACAAACGGTGAAGGAGTTGATAGAAGAATGTATGAAAAACAACTAGAGTTTCCTTTTATGAAAAAAGAAGGCGATTACGAGGTAAGAATAGAGTACAGAGGTTTCTCATACCGTGGTCATAAAAGGATGCATTTAAATGAACAATCGGGTTTGTACAGGTTTGTGTATGTACATACTTTAATAGGCCCGAACAAGGAAGAGGTCTCTTACATTAAAAAGGGTAGACAGGACCAATATGAAAGTGCTAGAGATTTCCAAGAGTATATAGATGATCTCATAGAGGTAGCTCCTCCCCTTTAACCCATCTACCTCGTCATTACTAGTACGTTTTTTAACAGGGACCAAACGATGCCACGCTATGTTATTGATATTGAAGCAGATAGCTTAGACGCCACACACATATGGGTTGTTTGTATATGTGATGTGGATAATGATAAAGACATACGCTCGTTTCGAGATGCTGCGTCCTTTGTGGAGGCTGTTGACTTAGATAAGGATACTTTCATTGCTCACAATGGTATTGATTTTGATTTCCCGGTTTTGGAAAAGTTGTGGTATATTGAAATTAAAAATAAAGTTGACACTCTTGTGTTATCCAGACTTTTTAATCCTGACCGTTCTGGTGGTCATAGTCTTGGCGCATGGGGCGAGCGGCTTGGTTATGGAAAGATAGATTTTAATAAGTTTGACGCTTATTCTGAGGAGATGCGTGAGTACTGTGAGCAAGATGTATACATCACAGTACAATTATATAAACATCTTTTACAAGAGGGTGTAGATTTTTCACAACAAAGTATAGAGTTAGAACATGCTATCGCTGACATTATTTCCCGCCA